CTAGGAAACTAGATAAGAATGTGTCTAAAGAAATTGATATAAACAAAAACACAACCATCAAGGCAGGTAACTATAACAAACATATCCTTGCAGGTTCAGACCAACTAGATGCTATCACAAAGTTAGCAAATGAAATTCGTGATTGGCATGGTAGACAAACTCTGCCTTGGTCAGATACAGGCACAAGGTTATTACCTATGACTAACTTCTTTGATTACAAGCAACAACTAGGCATCTATGAAGCTGAATTTAAATCTCGTATAAATACATTTATACAACAGTATCCAAACATCATACAAGGTATGGCATTTAAACTAGGTAAACTATTTGACAGAGGAGAATACCCCGATGCAGATAAGATTGCAAATAAGTTTAACTTAAGATATACTATTATGCCTGTGCCTGAAACAAATGACTTCCGTGTTGACATCGCAGATGATATTCGTAATGAGATGCAACAAGAATATCAGAAGGCATACGAGGGTAGAGTTGAAGCCGCCATGAGTGACGCATGGTCAAGACTACACACCACACTAGAACATATGATAGATAGATTAAGTGGTGAGGAAAAGAAAATATTTAGAGATAGTCTAGTCGATAATGCGTTAGAGTTGACAAATCTCTTAACAAGGCTTAATGTAACAAACGACCCTAAATTAGAAAGTGCTAGACGTTCACTTGAGCAATCGTTGGTTGGTGTAACTGCTGATGAGTTGCGTGTAAGTCCAGGTGCTCGTCAAGAAATATTAAACAAAGTTAATCAAATTATGGAAACCATATGAAAATATATCATGCATTAGATGAAAACTCATCAATTTTATCTAAAGAAGACAAAGAAAAAATAGCTATACTTAAACTTGTTGACATAGGTAAGTATGTTAAAAATGTAGGCATAAGAGATGGTCAATTTTATGTAATTGCTGAAAACGATACTGATGAAGTTTATTTAGAATATCGTGAGGCTTTAGGTAAAATAAATACAGCCATGATGCAAAAACTTGATATGAGGGTAATAACTCAGAAAGGTATGGAGTATCATCATAAAAAAGCTAGAGCCATGCAACTTATGATGGAGATACCAAAGTGAAACAACCTGTAAAAGAAAAATGGGTAAAACAACAAGTAGTAAAGATGTTGAAAGCTAGGCATTTTTACTACTTTTTTCCCGTTGCAGGTCCATATCAAAGTTTAGGTGTGCCTGATATTGTTGCGTGTGTAAGAGGTAGATTTGTAGGTATAGAATGTAAAGCAGGCAAGAACCGCCCTACAGAAATACAATTACGAAACCTTGAAGCTATACGAGATAATAATGGGATAGCATTAGTAGTAAATGAAGACGATTTAGAAGCTTTAGAACAAAGATTGGAGACACTTACATGACAAGAATGAAAACTATTTTAAATAATTACACAGGTTCAAGTGCAGTTAAATTAACAGGAGCAGGAGAAAATATGACAGAGAAAAAAAGACCAAAATATAGAATGATGCTGTCTATGGAAAAAGAACAAGACATGGTCAACCACCCACCACACTATACTCAAGGAGGTATGGAGACTATAGATATTATGGAAGCTAAGTCTACACCTGAGGAGTTTAAAGGACATCTTAAACTAACTGCGTTAAAGTATTTAACTAGAGCAGGACATAAAGACGATGAACTTCAAGATGCCAAAAAGACACAATGGTATGTTAACAGATGGGTAAAAACTATCGAGAAACAGACTGTGAATTCTAAGTAATGTGGGTATTTCAGCTTGGACTAATATCAGGAGTTATGGTAGGATTAGAACTTAAATTTCTAGAGGAAGATGCACCCTATATCTTTTCTTTAGTGATAGACTTATTCATAATTCGATTGGTAATACAAAAGCTTAAATATGTCAGATGATGCAGATAAAACGCAGGATAGAATAGAATTAGAGGACGCCATTCGCCGTAAAGAAATGAATGGCATCAACTATATCAAGCCTACAGGTTTTTGTTTAAACTGTGGCGAGAAACTAAATGACTCAAAACGTTGGTGCAATAAAGATTGTGCTGACGATTGGGACTACCACGTCAATAGACGCAAATAAAAGGAGAGAGTTATGGCAACAAAGTCAACGAAGCCTACCGTTAGGGAGACTTCTGCTACGACATTCGATCGTGGCGAACGCAACCTCATCGTAACCATACATCATGGTGTTATCAAAATTAGACCTAAAGGACTAAAGTCAGAAGAAGTTATTGACATCGCTGCAATCTATGAACATGCAGTTAAAGCTAGAGTAAGGGGGAAATAATGGCTAAACCATATATAAAAGTTGTAAGTATCAAAGATACCAAAGCAGGTGAATGTAAGTTAACGCTTGATATGAACCAAGCAGGCAGAGAAGTTATATTGCAGGCAGGCATACAAAAAGCATTATCAGATTACACAGTAGCAAACTCTAAGAAGTTATCGTTTTGGAATAAACTACAAATCTGTTGGAGTATATTAAAGTGAATGACTATAGTGAAGAGTTTAAGTTTTGGTATGAAAGATTTTTTCTACAAAGCCCTAGCCTAGCGTCATTACAATATGATGATGAAAAAATGTGGGAAGCTTGGAAAGCAGGTTACAACCTAGCTAAGAAAGAAATAGAGAATGCCTAAACTAATTACGTTGGACTTTGAAACATACTACGATAAAGAGTATGGTTTAAAGAAGTTAACAACAGAAGAATATATACGAGATGATAGGTTTGAAACCATTGGTGTTGCAGTTAAAGCTGATGGTGTAACTAAATGGGTATCAGGCACTCATGAAGAGATTAAAACTTTTTTAGATACCTACGAGATGCACAAACACTTTGTGTTAGGACATAACATGAGGTTTGATGCCGCCATTCTTTCATGGCACTACGACATTCACCCACTAGGTTTGTTTGATACTATGAGTATGGCTCAAATATTACATGGCTTAACTGAGTCAGTATCATTAGCTAACTTATCTAAGTTATATGAGTTAGGTGAGAAGGGAACAGAAGTATTAGATGCATTAGGTAAACGTAGAATTGACTTTACTGCAAGTGAGATGTGTGCATACGCTAAATATTGTATCAATGACGTAGAACTAACCTACGAATTATTCACAGAGTTAAAAGATAAGTTTACTGCACCAGAGATGAAGCTTATCGATTTAACTATCCGTATGTTTACAGAACCTAAGTTAGAACTTAACAAAGGTTTGTTAATTAAACATCTCCACGAAGTTAAAGACGCTAAAGAAAAACTACTAGCTAAAGTTACAGTAGATAAAGAAGAACTGATGAGTAACCCTAAGTTTGCTGAGTTACTTATTGAACAAGGTATCACACCCCCAACAAAAATTAGTGCAACCACAGGAAAGGAAACATATGCGTTTGCTAAAACAGATGAAGAGTTTAAAGCTTTATTGGAACATGATAACCCATACGTTCAAGCGTTGGCGGCGGCTCGTATCGGGAACAAGTCGACGATTGAGGAAACAAGAACAGAAAACTTTATTCAAATAGCTAACAGAGGAAAACTTCCTGTGCCTTTGAAGTATGCAGGGGCAACAGTATCACACAGATGGAGTGGTGTAGATGGTATTAACTTACAGAACTTACCAAGAACATCAGAGCTACGCCGAGCTATATGTGCACCAAAAGGTTATAAAATAGTTGCATCTGATTTAAGTAATATTGAGTTAAGACTAGCCTATTGGTTTGCTCAATCACATGGAAAGATACAGCAGATTAAAGATGGTATTGACTTATATAAACAATCAGCAAGTGAGATTACAGGCACACCTTATGATGAAGTATCTAAAGACTTACGGTATATTTTTAAAGTAGTAAACTTATCAGGTATTTATGGTGTAGGTGCTAATAAGATGCACTCTATTTTAAAACAAGGTGGGGTGAAAAAAGAATTAAATGAAGTTAAAAATATTGTATATGCCTACAGACGTGCTAATTCCGAATTGGTTGCAGCATGGGCCGATGCAGGCACAATGTTAGAAAGTGTTCGTGCAGGACAAGTATATAAAATGGGTAATGGTGGTATTATCACAAGCGTTCCACATGAAGGCATGATGAAACCTAATGGCATGATGTTAGGATTACCTAACTTAAGAAAGTTAAAGACAGACACAGGAGAGTCATGGGCTTACGATAAACTTATGGGTAGAACTATAATTCCTGAATATATTCACCCTGCCAAAACATTTCAACGTTGCATACAATCGTTGGCTCGTGATATAATAGCAGAACAATTAATACAAGTATCGAAAAGGTATCCTGTCGTTATGACTGTGCATGATGAACTTGTCATGTTATGTAAAGACAAAGAAGTAGATGCGTGTAAAGCATATGTTGAACAATGTATGACTACTGCACCTAAATGGTGTGAAGATTTACCGTTAGGTTGTGAAGTAGGTATCGGTGATAACTACATGGATGCTAAGTAATGAACTACTATGAGATAGGAATTAAATCAACCATAGCTAATGAAGTATTAGATTATGCGTTTAGTTCTAGTCCATGGTTTCCTTACTATAACTTTAGTGCTAAACCTATACCATCTGAAATCATAGCTAAAGATAACTTTTTTAGATGGTTACATGCAAGATATGAGTTTCTTGCAGGGGTATTAAAGCTTGACCCATATACTTGTTATAGTTGGCATAAAGATACTAGACGGGGTGTTGGAGTAAATATGTTATTAACACCACACGTTAGAAGTGTATGTGCTTTTGCTGATGATACAAACGAAGTTGTATTTAAGTTTGAGGAACTAAAATACAAACCCATAACTTATTATATTTTTAATACACAAGCTAATCATACAGTGTATAATTTTGAAACGACTCGTTATTTATTAAGCATAGAGTTTCTTAAGGGTAAAGACGAATTAACATTTGATCAACTTGTAAAAGATATAAAAGAACACTATGAAAAAGACCGCTAAAAATGATGTAACAGGAGACTTCATTGTAAGTAAACCAAGCAGTGATATGTTTAGTGATGGTTGGGATAGAATCTTTGGCAAGAAAAAAGCATTAGAAGAAAGCATCAAAGAACATAAAGAATTATATACAGAATTAGCAGAGTATGAACTTAACAAATCAACAGGCGAAGTCCAAAAGGTAGATAATGGCGACACAACAAATACACAAAAGTAGACGGCATAATAATCCAATGCTTACCCATAATGGTAGACCAAAGTATAAAGCGTTTACTGTTAAGCAGTTAGAAGAGGCACTAAGTAAAGCCGAGCCCAAAGGTAAGAAACGTGCAAAGATTATGCAAGAACTTAATAGGAAATCAAATGGCTGAACTTAAAACGTGGTCTTACTCAAGTGCAACTACATTTGAAAAATGTCCTAAGCAATACTACCATCTGTATGTAGCAAAAGATATTAAGCAAGACCCGAATACAGAACATTTTCTTTATGGCAACGAAGTTCACAAAGCTTGTGAATTATACGTCAAGAACGCAACTCCCCTGCCTGAGAAGTTTAATATGTTCCAACCTACGCTTGACAAATTAATTTCTATTCCAGGCGATAAATACTGTGAATATAAATTAGGATTGACAAAAGAGTTAGAACCATGTGATTTCTTTGCTCAAAATGTATGGTGGCGTGGGGTAATAGATTTACTTGTTGTCAATCCCGAAAATAAGTTAGCTACCTTGATTGATTATAAGACAGGTAAGTCGAGTCAATATGCAGATACTAGACAGTTATCTTTATTTAGTGTAGCCATATTTAAGCACTTTCCTGATATGCAAAAAGTCAAGTCTGGTCTAGTATTTTTAGTAAGTAAAGAAATATTAAAAGAAGACTACACAGTTGACAAAGTAGATGAAATGTTTGAAGAATGGGGTAAAATAACGTATAGGATAGATGCCGCCCATAAGTCAGGAACTTTTAATGCAGTCCCTAATTTTGCATGTAGGAAGTTCTGTCCCGTTCAATCATGTTCACATTGGGGAAAGTAATACAGGGTGCATATTTTTAAAGCACTTTAGCAAGGTTGTTATTAAGGGTCCTTGATTTGACCTAGAGTGCTTTACAAATAAATTTAAAGGATGTATATGGCTAAAGAAAGAGATTATCAAAAAGAAAACGAATACAAAGCAAAACCAGAACAAATAAAAATGAGGGTTGCTAGAAATAAAGCTAGACGAATGATGATAAAAGCTGGTAAAGTGCATAAGGGAGATGGTATGGATGTTGATCATATAGTTCCTTTAAGTAAAGGTGGCAGTAATACACCTAGCAATATGCGTATTAAAAGTAAGAGTGCTAATAGTTCTTACCCACGCAACAGCGATCATTCGATGAAAAGGAATGTTACTAAAAAGAAATAGATCAACCGCCAGGCGTGAGTGCGGCAAAACCACGTCAGTTAACAGCAGCTCTTATTCGCTTTCGTGCTGTGTGTTAACGTGTAGTCAGTAGACGTGTCACTACCTCTCTCGGTGACACGTCTATTTTTATCACTAGGAGATTGCATGGAAGTATACAAAGATAAGGCGTTGATAGTAAATACAAAACGCCCTGAATTAATTATAGATAAGATACCAAAGAGTAAAATCGTTAAGACATACGAGAATGGTGTCACTCAAGTAGCTGTTAATTGGGGATTAGACGAAGTCATCACCCTGTCTGACATGAAGGTTAAGAACCCACCTTCTCCTATAACACGTGACTATAACTTTCCAGGTATTCATAAACCTTTTGATCATCAAAAAACCACTGCTACTTTTCTATCTGCACATAGACGTGCATATTGTTTAAGTGAAGCAGGCACAGGCAAAACATCAGCAGTTATATGGGCAGCTGATTACTTAATGAACCAAGGTAAGATTAGACGCATGCTTGTAGTGTGCCCACTATCTATTATGCAGGCAGCATGGCAATCAGACTTCTTTAAAACTGCTATGCATAGAAGTGTAGGTATTGCTCATGGCAGTGCAGAAAAAAGAAAAAAAGTATTTGCAGAAAACACAGACGTAGTTATAATTAATTATGATGGTGTAGAAATAGTAGAGAAAGAAATTAAATCTGGCGGTTTTGATTTAATAGTGGTTGATGAAGCCAATTATATTAAAACCGTCACGACACGTCGCTGGAAGTCATTAAATCGTGTAGTAACACCTAACACGTGGATATGGCTTATGACAGGAACACCCGCTGCTCAATCACCAGCTGACGCATATGGACTGGCTAGACTTGTGAACCCCGCATCCGTTCCCAAATATGCAGGAACATTTAAGGATATGGTAATGCAGAAAGTCAGCCAGTTCACCTGGGTGCCTAGATTTAATGCGCAGGATATAGTATTTAAAACGCTACAACCTGCCATTCGTTATACTAAAGAAGAATGTCTTGACTTACCTGATGTGTTATATACAACACGAGAAGTCCCTCTCACACCACAACAAGAAAAGTATTATAAGAAGCTTAAGAAAGATATGTATATGCAAGCTTCAGGTGAAGAGATTACTGTAGTCAACGCAGGTGTTATGCTTACTAAACTCCTACAAGTAAGTGCGGGGGCTATCTATTCAGATACACAAGAGATTATCGAGTTTGATATATCTAACCGCATGACTGCTCTTAAAGAAATTATTGAAGAAGCTAGCCACAAAGTTCTCATATTCTGTCCTTTTAGACATAGTATTGAAAAAATTATGACAGAGTTAAACAAAGACCATATCACATGCGCTGCAATACATGGCGATGTATCTATGAATAATCGTTCAGAGATATTTAAAAACTTTCAAGAAAAGAAAGACCCACAAGTATTAGTAATACAACCTCAAGCTGCATCACATGGCGTTACACTCCACGCAGCTAACGTAGTTGTATTTTGGTCACCTGTTATGTCTGTTGAAACATACATACAGTGTTGTGCACGTGTTGATCGTGCTGGACAGAAAAATAAGATGACCGTAGTGCACCTACAAGGTTCGCCTGTCGAACAAAAAATTTACAAAATGTTGCAAGGTAAAATTGATACGCATACTAAATTAGTTGATTTATACAAGGAGGAGTTTGGTGATGTTTAATGAAAAAACTTATAAACGGGCATGGTATAAAATAAATAAAGATCGTATTCTTAAAACAAAAAAAGAATTTTATTATAGTAATAGAGAAGAGTCATTACAAAAAAGAAATAATTATAATCTACAAAACCCTGAAAGAGTTATGCTACACCGTGTAAAATCTCGAGCTAAAAAACATAATGTTTTATGTAACTTAAAATTAGAAGATATAGTAATACCAACACATTGTGCTGTATTAGGTATACCTATAATAGTAGAAAAAGCAGTGGGTGGAAAAAAAGGACCAAAAGCATCATCACCATCAATAGATAGAATAGATAATACTAAAGGGTATACAAAAGAAAATATACAAATCATAAGTAATCAAGCCAATATTATGAAAAATAATGCTACCCCTAAAGAATTATTGAAATTTGCCTTTTGGGTAATACTTACTTATGGACATTTAATTGATAAAGAAATTAATTGACATTGTAAATAAATGTGTTATACTGTTATCCTTAGTATTTGAAAGGAGTAAATGTGGAGTTAGATGATAATAAGATTGAGAAGCTAATGCAGGCGTCTGTCAATATGAGAGATAAGATTGAAGATTTAGAAAAAGAAATAACAAATATTAAAGTGCAAAAAGATAAAGTTGACCTAGCTTTAAATGAAGCTTGTAGAACTTTAAATGTAACTAGTTTAAAGACTAAAGTAGGCACATTATCAAGAACACTTAGAACAAGATATTGGTCAAGCGATTGGCCTAGCATGTATGAATTTATTTTAGAAAATAAATTGCCAGAGTTCTTTGAAAAAAGATTAGTGCAATCAGCAATAAAAGAATACTTAGAGCAGAACCCTGACAAACAACCGCCAGGTTTACAAGCAACAAGTGAATATACAGTAAGAATAACTAAAAGTAGAGAAAATAAGGAGGAAGTATGAGTAACGAATTAGATGTATTTGGTAGCACCGCAATAACAACACACGCTCGTCGTGATGATGGTTTTACTGCAAATATTACAGGTAGCTCAGTTACTGCTAAACGTATTTCTATACGTGGTGGTAAATTTAGATTAATGGTTAATGGTAAAGAAGTTGAGAAATCAAATCAAGACGCACTTGATGTAGTTATTGTTAATGCATCACCACATGTGCATAGAATGTATTTTTCTAAAGCATATGTGCCAGGTGAAAAGATGCCACCTCCTACATGCTGGACATCAGACAGTCAAAAGCCTGACGAAACTGTTGTAGAAAAACAAGCTGAGTCATGTTTATCCTGTCCTCAAAATATTAAGGGTTCAGGGGCTAATGGCACTAAAGCATGTCGTTTTAGTAGACGTATTGCAGTTGTTCGTGCTGATGATTTAAATGGCGATGTATATCAAATGACTTTACCTGCACAATCTATATTTGGTAATGGAACAAAAGATTGCAAACCTTTACATGAATATACAGATTACGTTCGTGCTAATGGTCAAAATTTAATGTCTGTGGTATCTCGTGTATCGTTTGATGAAGACTCATCAAGCACTAAGATTGGGTTTAAACCTATTCGTATTCTTAACGATGATGAGTATGCTATATGTTCCACAAAGTCAACGTCAGAGGAAGCTAAACGTGCTATTACATTATCAGTCAATATCAATAAAGATGAAGATGGTGAAGAGTTTGAGCAAAAGAAACAACAACCTATTCAACGTCCTCAAGTAACAAAAGTTGAAGATGATATTCCAGAGCCAACAGTTCGTGCCGCAGAAAAACCTGCACCAACACCAAAACCTGTAGCTCCAAAAGTTGATCAAGGTGATGTTAGTTTAGATGATCTTGTATCAGATTGGACATAACTATGCGAGGCTATTCTCAAATAATTATAGAGGCTAATCAACGAGCAAAAGAAACAGTAGGCACATTACTAGGTAAACTTTGCATATCACTAAAGTATCCTGCTAGTCAAGTAGCGAAAGAGCTTAACGTTTCTCGGCAAACGGTGTATGATTGGTTCTCTGGTAGAACAAAACCATCAAAACGGACAGAGTCAAAAGTTGCTGCTTTGATAAATAAAATAAACTTAAAGTAATACCTTCGGGGCTATAACAAGCCCCCCTAATTTAGTAACACAAACTTTATTTCGAGAGAATAATGCAAACAAAAGAATTTTTACAAAACATATGGCCTGATGACGGATACTATTGTATCTGCGGCAAAGATCAAAAAAATATAGTTACACCCAAGTTTGTAAAAACAATTGATGATGCAGTATCAATATCCAACAAGTTTTTAGATGATAAGCAAGATGTATATTTTGCTTGCTCTTCATGGGTAGAGCCTACAGAACGTAAAGGAACTAACGCTAAAGAACAACGAATTTTTTGGTTAGATATTGATTGTGGATTTGATAGTAAAAAACGTAAGTGGAAAGACTATGAAACTAAAGACGCTGCATTAATTGCTCTACGAGAATTTACAGATAAAACAGGATTACCTGCTCCTACTATTGTAGACTCAGGTAATGGTATTCATTGTTATTGGCCTTTAACAGAACCTATAGATAAAGCTGTATGGAAACCTGTAGCAGAAGGTCTTAAGTTTTTATGTGTTAAACATGGTTTAAAAGCTGATGGTGCTTGCACCGCAGATATGTCTCGTATTTTACGAGTGCCAGGCACAAAGAATTTTAAAGATGTAGCTAACCCTATAGAAGTATCTATTTTAAATCAAGGAGTTGCAACTCCTTTTGATGAATTAGCTAGACTTATTCCTATTCACCTTACAGATAAACCTCGTGCTAAACGACCTCTTGATGAAGCTACCAAAGCTATTTTAGGTAATAGCTCTTCTAAATTTAAAAAAATATTAGAACGTTGCAGCAAAGACGATGGCTGTCCACAACTAACACACATAGTTACAAAACAAGCATCTATAGAAGAACCTTTATGGCGTTCAGGATTATCTATTGCAGCATTCTGTGATGATGCTGAAGCGGCTATTCATAATATATCTAAAAGACATCCTGATTATGACTATGCTAAAACAGAAGCTAAAGCTAATGCTATTCCAGGCCCTCACACTTGTAAACAATTTGAAAGCTTACGTCCATCAGGTTGTGAAGGATGTAAACATAAAGGTAAAATTACTTCTCCTATAGAATTAGGTAGAGTCATCTTACGTGCTAAAGGTGCAGATAATGTTATACAAGCAAAATCTGAAGCGTTAGGTGAAACAGTTACATATCATGTGCCTGACTATCCGTTTCCTTATTTTAGAGGTAAGAATGGTGGAGTATACAAAACTACACAAGACGAACAAGAAGAAGCCGTATTAATATATGACTATGACTTTTATCTTGTTGAAATTTTAAATGATAAAGACGCTGCAGGTTTCTGTGCATGGTTTAAAATTCATCTTCCACAAGATGGTGTGCAAGAGTTTATAGCCCCACTTACTCAGTTATTATCTCGTGATGAAGCACGTAAAATATTAGCTGCTAAAGGTATTGTTAGAAATGGTAAGCAATTAGATGAAGTTATTTATTACATCATGGCAGTTATATCTAATCAACAAAAACAAAAACCATCTACTATGATGTATAAACAATACGGTTGGACACCTGACCATAAAAAAATACTTATAGGTAATAGAGAAATTAGTGCCTTTGGTATTAAGTTTGTGCCTGTATCAGATGATTTAAAAGATGTTAATCCTGCATTAACTAAAAAAGGTAGTTTAGACTTATGGAAGAAAGCTATATCTGTTTATGAAAGACCAGGTATGGAACTACGTGCGTTTGGTTTTTTCTGTGGTTTTGGTTCCTTACTTATGCCTTTCTTTAAATCAAAAGAGAAATCCGCAGTAATTAATTTATATAATCCTGAGTCAGGTCAAGGTAAGTCAACCATTCTACAAGCCATGTCTAGTATATATGGTAACCCTGAAATGAATGCAAACCTTATCCAAGTATGGGGTGATACAGGTAATGCCGTTATTAATCGTATGGGTTATATGAATAATTTGCCTTCCGCAGTAGATGAATTTACAAAAGTAAATGCCGATCAGTTACATGAATTTTTAAAGTTTATGGCTACAGGTCGTGGTAAAAATCGTATGGATAGTAGTGGTAAAAACAAGGAGCGACATAATGATACCGTCTTTAATCTTATTAGCGTTGTTTCTTCTAACACAGATTTTAGGACAGTAGTCTTTTCAGAAAATGCTAAAGCATCTGGTGAAATGGCTCGCTTCCTACAAATACGTATTGATGAAGATAAGACGCTTACAAAAGAACAAGCTGATGAATACTTTGAGTTATTGTTTGATAACTTTGGTCATGCTGGAGAAATCTATGCACAATGGCTTATTGCTAATCTAGAGCTTGTTAGAGTTAAACTAAAAGAAACACAACTTATTATTGATAAGGCATGGAATATTACAGGACGTGAACGTAAATATTCTGCTACCTTAGCTGCAGTATTTTTAGGTGCTAAGATTGCACGTGAGTTAGGATTACATAATATAGACCCTGTTCCTGTTCAAGAAGCCGTTCGTAAGGCACTAAATGACTCTCGTGTTGAAATTAAAGAACGAGACTTTGATGCTATGGAAACACTTACTTCTTTCTTGCATGAGAACTTAAAGAATACTTTGGTAATCAATAGCAAAGTAGATTCAAGATCTAACTTACAAGAAGCACCTTTATTTAAACCTACTAATGAATTACGTGTCAGAATTGAACCAGATACTAACACAATTTATATAGGTGTTGATACAATGCGAACATATTTAAAATCACTAGGAAAAATTGAACTAGAAGATTTTGTTAAAAAATTAAAAGAAGCAAATGTATTACATCGACGTTCAGGAGATTTAAAAGTGTTACATAAAGGATTAGATATTAGTGGAGCAGGTAAACGCTGCTTATGGATTGATAACTCATCATTTGATGATATTAAATTAAATAACTTACCATTGGATATACCTAGAAGTGTTAACTAACGGCGTAGATTATCAAATATTATGGGCTGAATTTAAACCAGGCTCGTCTATGTTTATACCTGCTGTAGATACTAAATCTGCCATAGCAGCTATTACACGAGAAAGTAAACGATTAGAGTTTGAGTTTGCCCATAAAATTGTTATAGAAGACGGAATACAAGGTATACGAGTCTGGCGTTTATAACCCTGCTTCAAATCTTACTTTTTGAATATATTTAACGTCTCGATCTTTATATTTAGTTATATGATCAAGCGCAATTAGTTCTTCTTGCCTAATATATTTAATTCTTTGTTGTTTTTCATCAGGAGACATTTTTTTATCTTCTAAAACTCTACGTTCAGCAGCTCTTAATTGACCTAAATATTTACCTATACTATCTAATAATCGTTTTCTTTGTATGAGATCTTTATTGTTATCTTTATTTACATATGCTAAAGTTTCTTCAGGACCCCTAAATTTTTGTTTATCTTTATAAGTATTATAAACTTCATCTACAATATCTCTTAGTTCATAGTAATCGTTTTTAGCACGAGTGCCAAATTCTCTAGAGTAAAAAGCTGATGTGCCTGGAAGAGCATTAATAAAATCTTGTGTAGATTTAGAAGGTAACACGTCTCCTCTAATGTCTGCCATTAATCCGTTTGTGGCTAAACGTATTAAGCCTGCCGAATATCCAAAATAAGCATCAAGTAAATGATCTAATTTCATAGGAGAATAACCTGAAAAATCTCCTATCACTTTAGCAAGCTCAGATGTTCTAGCGGTATATTGCATTTCTTCTTCTTTGCCACCTACACCTGTTCCTACAATAGGTCTACCTGTAAAATAATCATAATTAGTAAATGTTTCAACCAAAGGTTTAATAGCTTGTGGCATAACTGAAGGAGAAGCAATAGCATTTACTATGCCGTCTTTCATAGCTTTAGCCATTTTAGTTCCATCTTCATCTTGTTTATAAAATACATGATATACATGTTCTGGAATAATTTTAGTAAACAAAGTAGCTAAATCTGAACGAACAGGAATACTTAAACCACCCATACCAGGAACAATAAATCGTCTATCTCTGATAGTTGGATCAAGTTTTTCATAATCATCATCATCGGCAGTTAATGCGCTATAGATTAAACTTAAAATTATAGTTTTCATCATAGTGTTACGTAGTATACGATAAGCTTCAGCACGTTGAGAAGGTGCAATACCTCTTCCCGCTGCAACTTTCATCATTACATTTAAAGATTGTAAGTAAGCACCAAAGAATGGAATAACTTGACGACCTACAGATACTAATTTATTTGAACCCGTTCTTCTAAAGTTAATAACCTCAAATGCACGTTCAATAGCAAGAGATTTGTCACCTGTTTCTTTTAACGTTTGATTATAAATAGCTTGGCGAATAACATTATCAGAAGCCATAGAAAACTTTTGTAATGGATTTTTAATCATACGATCAAACAATCCTGGTTTTTTTAACCCCGCTGCAATCTCAGCATCTAATTTACTTATTTCAGCTGAGTAATCTCGAATACCTACAGCACCTACACTTTTTAGTTGTGCTCTAGTTGTACTAGTTTTTGTAGCTGTTCTATATATTTCTTTAGCTACTTCAATAGGAATCATAAAAGGATTTTCAACACCAGACGTAATCATAGCGCTGTATGCATCTTGAAACACTTGAGAAATAGAAAACAAAGGATACAATACAATATTTTGACGTAATACGTTTGCTATCTTAGCAAGTTTAGGGAATGCAGGTAAAGCTACAGTTTCCATACCTGTAAACGCTTTTACAAATAATGGATCTTCAAATCGATACTTAACAATACCACCGTTTTGCCATATACCGATAGTATTACTTGTAGGACTCTTAGCACCTGGAGGTAATTTAGTTACTTCATCTTCTAAGTATTGATCTGCAGCAGCAACTAGATTTTGTGCAGCTTTATTGTTAATGCCTTTTCTAATAACATAAGTCATCCAGCGTTCCATGTTATCAAACACGTTATTAACAGGTTGATTGCTTCCTTTAAATCTAGGATCAGTTTTAGCTCTATCTAATAAACCACGAGTATATTCTCTAGGACCTTCTTTTTGTTCTATTTGCTCAACACGATAAAATGGAACATAGTCCATTACATCTAATAATTCTTGTGCTTGCTCTGCTGAATAAAGACCAGAATCTACGCCAAACTTTAATACTTTAGCTCTAATACTATTCCACTGATCAACAATATTATTTAATCCAGGATATGTATCAAATAGTTTAAGCGCATTATTTATTTCTTTTGTGGTCATGTGAATATGTTTATATTCTTTTTCCCATTTAGCTTTAGCTTCTTTAGTTTTGCCTTGCAACATCATATCTAATACGTCTTCTTTTAGCTCATTATTTTTTTCTTTTAAGCTGTTTAAACGTTTACCAATTAACGCTGCATGAGCATACTTCTCCATAGTTTCATAAGGTATACCTGCTTTATCAGCAAGTGCCTTAATATTAAGCATCATCTTTTTCCAGCTAGTATTTGATTTAGATACAACATATTTATACAAGTTAGGATCGTATTTAATATCACCTTCTTCTAAGAACTGATGAGCAGGTGCTTCACTATGTAATGCTTGTGATGTGCTGATGGAATGCAATACTTTTTTAGTTTCTGCCCATTCTGCAGTTTCATCTAATCCACGACGTATAGCATTACTTAAACCTGCATCTGATGAGAAAAAGTTAGTTTCGGCAGTGTCAAGGAAATGTTGCCATCCTTTAAACTTATCTTTAACAAATTTTTTAGGATCATCTTTAAACTCGTTAAATGCTGATGCCTCTTCAACTTTTTCAGTTTTAATATTTGTATTTTTAAAGTATTGAGCAGCCTTTTCATTATTATCCCTTGCAAACATTTTATCTTGTGGTGTGAAATCAGGGATAGTAGCTGAACCTACTTCTCTTGTGCCTGTAAATAAGTCAGGCGTTAAACCTACAACATCGCTTAATAAGGTATTAGATACATCACCTAAATTTAAGAGTTGTTTAACAAAGTTAAGAAAGTCTGTCCATAACGAATTAACAGGTGGAGCATTAGGAACAACACTACGTTCGCCTGCTAAGAATTTTTGGAACTCTACAGTGTTATAAGCATTTGCAATAAACTCATCCATATCTTTAAATGCTTCGCCAAAATTTAATTCCTGTTGCATAGCTGCAACTTCGGCTGCATCAAATATATCTACTAATTTATCACCTAATGGAGTGCGTCCTACCGGTCTACCATTTTTCATGGTTACATGTTTTCTTAACTCCCACGTAGTTGCACTATGTGTTGCTTCGTGGAATATAGTATCTACACCAGCATCAGGACTAATAGTAGTTTTGTTTTGGAAAGGAGAGTAAGAACCAAACTCACCTTTTTTCATACCCATAACTTTATAAGTGCCTTTAGTTACATTAGGTAGTTTAGATATAACATCTAGTAATATCTTTTGAACAGGATTAAGTTTGTTTAAATGTTGTTGTCTAATAATAGTAAGGGCTTGACCTAATGTTTTAGCAGGTTTTGTTGTATTAACAATTGCCTTACCTTCAGGTGTGCCTTCTAAAGTTGATTGTAAAGAGTCAATAGTAGATTTAACTTGCTCTGCATTAAAAGCAACAATCTCACTTAACTCACCATTTTTATACTGAACAATACCATCGTATCCTTGTTTTTGAGCACGAGACATAACTTCTTTAGATATGTAACCTTTTTCTTCATAAGCTTTTTCAACTATATCAGCTGCTTTTTCTTCAGCTACACCTAACTTAATAAGAGCTTGAATCATTGGATCTGATCTACCCATTTCGGTATTAATAACTAGTGGGTTTTTAAGATTAGCTATTACTGGAAGAACATTTCCACCTTCTGCTTCAGCATACTTACTAGCAAAAGCAGGATCAGGTGTTAAATATATTCCTGCTCCTAATGATCCATCTTTACTTGATCTTAAATTTTTTACATCTCTATTAGTACCATGATAAAGTTTTAAAGGAGCTCCTGTAGCATCAACTAATTTAGAGCCTTCAAACCACTGAGTTAACTCAGGGGTTATTACACGACTATATAATTTTTTCTCTTGTTTCAAACCTGTGAAGTCATCGATAAACGCATCGATCATACTATTAAAGTCTTCTGCAGATTGTTTACTACGTTTAGGTTTAAATCGTTTACCTTTCTTATCTAAACCTTCAGCAAATAGTTCATCTTGTAGTTTATTAAAGGCTTCTATTTCTTGAGGTGTAGGTGGACGTTTTAGAATCTTATCAATTACAGATTCCATACGTTGATCAATAATATATTTTTTACCTTCAGCAATTTTTTGTTTACGTTGCTTATCGTTTAAGATAGGATCACGTAGTTCATCAATAAGATATTGAGGAGGGGGGTTTTTTAAATTAGATAAGTTTGAAGCTAATAACTGTCCTTGTTTTACTAAAGGATAAGTTGGAGGTATTGATTTAAGTAATTCAGATTCCTGCTTAGAACGTTCAATATTACGTTGTTCTCTTAAAGTTTTTAAAAACTCTACACGTGCTTCATATCTAATATTTGGATCAGGATGTGAAAGCCTATCAATAAATGGAGTAGGTGTTAATTTATCTTTAGGCTTAACGTATTCTTTAGGTTGAACATTTAATTTACCTTCTTGTGGAACTTGTTGCTGATATTTTTGTTTTTTATCAGTAATATCATAATAAGCACCAAGAGGCGCTTCACCTTTAAGAACTTCTTCTGTTTCTGGAGCTTTAGGTTGTTTTAATGTAGTGGGTTGTTTTTCATCT